GCCTTGCTGCGCCGTTTGTTAATCTCGTCCTGCAACGAGATCATATCCCGCACCATGCCGTAGCGGTTGTTCTCGCGGTCAACGTGCGCGGATTGCATGACCAGCCCGCAGGCGGACTCGCCCTTATGATCGAGGAACGGGGACTTGGTTGGCTCTGCCAGGAAGCCGCTGCGCGAGAACGTCGCGTTCCACCAGATTTCTTTCTCCTCCCAGTGGCATTGGACGACGCGAACGCGGGAGCGTGTGCTGTCGGTCCACATCACGTGGTCGGGACGGTCGGAGAACGTGCCGTCACGGCTGGCGAAGCTGTCGGTGATGACGTCCTCGGCATCCGGCCACATCTCGTAGGCCTGGTCTTTGTCCAGCCAGATCACCAGCCCCTTGTAGCGGGCATCGCTGAAGTCCGGCAGCCTGCTGTGCGGATCCCACCACAGCCGATCCCATGGCACGGCGGTGATCGTGATCTCGGCGCCGCCCTTGCCGTCGTCCTCCAGCCCGATCTCGCCGCCGCCGGCTCCCTCGACCAGCATGTTCTCGTAGACGGCGCTCCGCACCTGATCGAGCTTGTTCTGTTCGGCGATGTATCGCAGCACCTGGGTGGCGGCATACGCCTTGCCCTCGTCGGACGGGTTGCGGGCGTATGCCTTGGGGTCCGTGCGCGACTTGCGCTCGATGCCGCACATGAGATACACTTTCCGCGAACAGTAGTTGATGGTGATCGGCGGCTGGTGGCGATCGGCCAGGGCCTTTAGCTCGGCCTGGGTCCATTGAATGCCGGTGACGTAATCGCGATCCCTGTTGCTCCTGTCCCGTGCGTCGGTGCCGGTGTTCTCCGACTCTTCGAACCAGCGGACGAGGCGGGCGTGTGCGTCGTCGAGATCGCGCGGGTAGCCGTCCGTTGCGGGTCCGCCCTTGGGTACACTGGCCTCGGCCGCATTCGGGTCCGTTGGCGGATCGGCGTAGAGGCTGCGCGGGGCGGTCATGGGTTGTCATCCTCGGTTACCGGCACCACCGGGCGGCTGAAGCGGCGCGCTGCGTCCATTGCGTCGGCGAGGAAGTCGCGGAACCACTCGCGCTCGATGGTCATGCCATGGCGGGCTGCGGCCTCGATGCCCGCGTCGGTCCACTTGTCCACGTCATCGCCGACATGCTGCTGGAACTCGGCGCCGGTCATGCCCTCGTATATTACGGCGTACTTGCCCTTATCGCTCATGCCACCTTCCATCCTTCCACCGGCTCGGCGTTGGCGCGCTCGAACGCCGCGTCCCAGGAATCGCGCGGCTTGGGCTTCACTGCGTCCTTGATCCAGGGCCGCGACATCATGCCGTAGCGGGCGCAATCGCAACAATGATCCTCGGCATCGGTATCGATATCCTCGGGCCGCGCATCGTCGTGCTGCATGGCGGGCAGGGTGCGGATGAGATCCCGCGCGGTGGAGAAGAACAGTGCCATGGGCCGCCCGTCATCGTCACCCACGAGGCGGGAACGGAGCTGATCCCACCCGCCCATAGCGCCGCGGGATGGCACGCGTTTGTTGTCCGCCGGCCGGAACATGACGCCCTGGCCCATCATGCGTTGCGCTATGGACGGGCCTCCGTCTTCCGCGAAGATGGCGGGGTCAGCCACGCCGAGCATCGGCTCGGGATCGTCAGCTTCTCGGGCGCGGATGCCTTGCGCCACAGCTTCCGCTGTCAGCTTGAGCCCGACGTTCGGCTCGCCCGGCCGCATGCCGTACCACTCGCGGTAGAGCACCAGCGCACCGCGGGCGATGTCCGGATCGGAGCCGTCGCTGACCGCCCACCAGTGGCAGCAGAAGGGCCGTGCCGATCCCCAGTCGAACGAGCGGAAGCGCGCCCAGTGCTCGGGGATGGGGCGGGGCGCGATGACGTGGCGGTCCAGGCTGAACTCGGGGAAGAACGCACCGCTGACGACCGACCAATCGCCCTCCAGCCAGGCGCGGACGAGTTCCGGCGATCCGCTGGCCTTGAGCCGCTGCACGTAGTCGGGGCCGAGGTAGGCGTTGTCGGAGACACGGCTGGGGATATAGATGCGCGTTAGCCCGGTGGCCTCGCTGATGATGCGCTTCCAGCCGAGCGGCGCCGGGTCGATGTATCGCGCCCGCACCCATTGATGGCCTGGCCCGCCAGGGTTGCCCGTCAATCGCAGCCCGACCGGAATGCCCGCACCGGATCGCAGCGTTGCCATCAGCTTGAGGATCGGCGAGGGCGATGGAAAGTTGCCCGCTTCCTCGACATACACGCGGGTGAAACTTGCGCCCTGATAAGTTTCGGCGTCGGAATCACGCTCTAGATACGCGTACGTAATGCGGGCGCCGTTCGGCATGTTGAAGCGCATCGGGTTGACCGTGGCGGTGGCGCCGAGTTTGGTGTAGATCGTCCGCGCGCGTTCAAACGTCTCCAGCAATTCGGTGCGTGTCCGGCGCACCATCAGGCCGATGGCGTCGGGGCCATGCTTCGCGGCATGCGTTACCCACTCGCCGAGCACCGCGTCGGTCTTGCCTCCACCGCGTGCCCCGCCGAAGAACACCTCGAAATGCGTGCTCTTGAGGAACGCCTCTTGCGGGCCAGGCTGCGCCGTCCAGACGACTTCGGTGCGGACTTCGCTCATGGCTTAACCCTTGACCGGATCATGGTCGATCGTGAGCGGTGCGTATCGGCGATGCCAGTCATCCTCGCTTTCGGGATCGGGCGGCACTTCGACGACGTAACGCACCGTCAACGGATTGTCGGGATCGCCGCTGAACTCGTGCTTATCGCGCTGGCCGAGGATATTCTTCCCAAGCCATATGAGCATGGTATCGCTGCCGGCCAAGGCTTTCTCGAACTGGCGGCGGCGCAGAGACATGCGGCCGTTGGCTCTGCCGCGCTCGATGGTTTCCGCAAATTGTGCATCGGCCTGCTTGCGGCGTGTAAGTGTATCAACAGATACGCCAAGACAAAGCGCCATTTCTATGTCTGTGCACTGGATAAGAGCAAGTCGTTCGGCAGTTTTCACGTCGACTTCTTTGACCGGAGCGCCGCCTTCACCTGGCGCCGGTCCATTCTTTAGTTGGGGCGACGGCTTCCTAAGATTCCGCATAAGTCGATTCCGGTATTTGGAGCGTGTGGATCGGTGCTGCCCCGTCGCTGGCCGGGTGGTGCCCGTCCGTGGCCTGCTTCACACGCTTTGGGTATGGTTTGGCTAGCGGCGCTATGCGCTGGCGCATTTCGGCGTCGAGTGGCAGCAGATAACGGTGTTTTGGAGGAATGGGCCGCGATTGCAGACCGGCGGCGCTCCCCTTCGCCGTAGCCGTGCGATGATGCACCCAGCCGCTGCGGATGCGGTAGAGAACGTCCGACTTGGTGAAGCCGGTATATTGCCAACCGGATGCCTGATAGACGCCGCCATGGTGTCCTTGCACTGGGTCCGCGAAACTGATCAGCAGCCGCAGGCCGGGGCTTTGGCGACGGATAAACCGCACCGCAATAGCAATAACACGCGACACCGCGTTGTGGTGTCGCCGCAGCGCAATTCGGACCAGTTCGGCGACTTCAAAGCGATCGCGCAGGCCGAACCTGGCGCCGTTGGTGGAATTTCCGGATCCCATGCCGAAGATTACCGCGCCAATGAAGGTGGAACTTTCCCACACGCCCAGATAGACGTTTTTCCCGGCCGGAACCGATCGGCTGTAGTGCCACCGCTCGCAGGCATAGCGTGCGGCTTCGTGCGAGCACCAATCGAGTTTGAGTTCAGGACGGGGCGAAGACATGGCCGCATTCCGGGCATGTGACGGGGGATCGTTCGTCCAGTCGGGATTGGTCACCTATGGCGCTTGGCGCGAAGTCTGGATCGTCCAGCAGGTCGGCGAGTTCGTCGTCGCCGAAGCCGAGCAGGTCCAGGTCGAACTCCAGTTCCTTCAGCGCCTCCAGTTCCGTCCGCAGCAGGTCGGCGTCCCATCCGGCGGTGAGTGCGAGTTGGTTGTCGGCGATGACGAGGGCGCGGCGCTGGGCAGCATCCAAACCCGCCAGCGTGATGGTGGGCACCTGGGGCATGCCGAGCTTCTGTGCGGCTGCCAAGCGTCCGTGTCCGGCGATGATGCGGGCGTGTTCGTCGACGAGGATGGGGTTGGTCCAGCCGAAGGCGGCGATGGACGCGGCGATCTGGCGGATTTGGGCGTCGGAATGCGTGCGCGGGTTGCGTTCGGCGGTGGTGAGGGACGCGGTGGGTAGGTAGGTGACCTG